TGAAGCCTGTACTTGAACTAGGTGTAACAATAACAAACGCATTGATGCCATCTATTAAATTATCTATGTTGTTGTTTGCAGGGATAGTAAAAATATTGACTCCAATAATCGATTTGTTTTCTTCACTTTTTGAATCATTATCAATGTTGACAGAATTACTAGGTGATTCGGAATTCTTATTCGGAGTGTTCAATAATTCCATCGAAATACTTTCTAGGGCTGTTTCAATTGTTGCTGGAACAATTCAATTAGTTGTAGCTGGATTTGTGATTGCTGTTTCAAAGTTAATAGAAGTGCTTGGTGCAATGGTTGACTATATTCCTTTTTCTGGAGATGCAGGAAAATCAATAGAAGGATTTGGAGAGAAAGTTGGTAAGGTTGGTGAAAAACTTTACAACAAATCTATAGAAAATTTTAAAGCTGTTGGTGAAGGGAAACCAAGAAGATTCAGGGCTGGAGAAATGTCAGGTGATAAAGGAATTCAAAAAGATTCTTCGTATAATTCGGCAGTAAGGCAAGTTCAATCATTCTCTATTGCTGGTATTGGTGACGAGATGAGAAAGACTGCATTGATGGCTGGAATAGGTCAAAAAACACAAGAAGAGTCATTGAATCAAATAGAAAAGAATACTGGAGAAATGGTGGAACTATTCAAAAACATGAAAGTTCCGCAAGGTACAGGTGCTGGAGGAATTGTTGGGCCAAAACCTCAAATACAAGATGATAAATGGAAAAATGGCAGTTGGTGGTAATCAAACAAAATAATGGAGATATATAATGCCTTTAGTTCCTAATAATAATTCTAACTGGTGGGATTCAGGGAAAATATCTGAAAAAATAGGAGGTATATCTCCCGGTGTTTCTTCTATTGCTGTTGATGGCGAAAGTAGATCTACACTGGTTTATATAGTTAATGGCCCAGTAAGCAATTCAGACACACAAAATCCGCTTGATGTTTTTTGCCAACAACTTCTTGGCTATACTACTATTAACCAAACAAATGGTTCTTTAAAAAGAACACCGCCTATGACGCATCCTCAGTATAGGTGGCTTTATGCCGATAGGGTGTCAAGTATAAAAGGTATTGGCCCAAAAAGAACCGATCCAAATAACAACCAGTCTGAATTGTTTGGTTTTAACACCGAAGCAACATTATCTTGGCAATATGTACCACCATATTATGCTGTGTATGAAAAGTACGAGGTAGTAGTTGAATTTTCTTCAAGACCATACATAGCCATAGATGACAACACGATGGATCTTCTTGAAATAAAAGATCCGGGGCTTTACAAAATAACATCTGCTACAACTCCTCCTGATGGAGGAATACCTGATAATCTTTATTATAAAGACGATGGATCTGAGGTTACAATAACCGGAACACCATACCGTGAATACAGGCGATTTGTTTCTTACACTACAGAAACATCAGCAGAATATTTAGCATTCAAATCCGGTGCTTATATGTTTAGTTCTGATGTTGGATCTATAAACAATGTGCCTATTCCGGGATTTTACGGAAAAATATTAATCCCCAAGGTGGTTGTAAAATTAACTTGGCATATGGTTCCATATTATTTTATAGATCCAAAATCAACAGAAGGAACAAATGTTTTTGAAGCACTTGGAAGAGTCAATCAGAAGCAATTTTTTGGGTTTGATCCCGGTGAATTACTTTTTACTGGATTTACAAATGTTGCAAAACCTAAAGCACAATTTACTGGTGTTAATTATGATTTATCAAGTGTTTCTGAACTTGGCATACCAAACATCAATGAAATAATGAATGTTGATATTACATTTAATTTCCTTTATATTCCTGTTTTTTCTTACAATGTTGCTGGTGGAAAGTACCCAAGCGAACCATCTGGGGTTATAAATCCAGAAAACAAAAGTTATATAAATGCAGGGCATAATCTTGGCCCTGCAAATTACAATAAAAAATATTATCCTGTTATTTCAAATGATCCAAACCCACCACCAGAAGCAAATTTCAGGAAATCACCTGTTTATGCTAGTTACCCTTTTGAGTTGATGTTTAACGCAAAACCGTATACAATGGCGACTTAATTAAATGATAAGGAGTATTCATGCTAGCTGGAACTTACAACATAATATGCGAGCAAGGTGCTACTTTTCAGCGTAACATATCTGTTGTAAACGCTGATAATACCGAACCTGATTACAATACATCTACTGCTAGAATGCAAGTTAGACCAAATGTTGCATCAGAAGTCATTATTATCGAATTAACCACAGAAAACGACAGAATAGTTCTTCTAGATAATACTATTACACTCAATATTACCGCAGATGATACAGAGGCATTGCCAACAGGTGCTTATAAGTACGATCTTGAAATCCAGACTGGTGTAGATGTAATCAGGCTGGTTCAAGGAAGCTTTACGGTTTCTCCCGAAGTCACTAGACCAGTACCGTAAGGAGCGTCATGGCAACAGATATTTTCGCCAGAGTGACCGTATTAGAAGATCCTGTAGGAGTAACAATTTCTGCTCCACAGGTTGTTCCTACTTTATCTGATCCTGTATCTACGGTTACCATATTAGACAATAGTAATATCGCAATTTTAAGATATGTTAGTTTTACTCCATCGTCTTTATCTATAAGTTTAACCGCTCAATCCAATGTGTTTACAGTTACAGGTAGTCCGATTACCACCAATGGAACATTTGATTTAAACTTTATTACTACTGGTTCAAACACATTCCTTGCTGGGCCAGTAAGTGGTTCTGGATTGCCTTCATTTAGAGCGATCAATCCAGCAGATATCCCTAGTCTGTCTACTTATCTTACTGCTGTATCCCACAATAATACTCTCACTGGAGATGGAACTTCTGTTTCACCACTTCAGGTTGTCACTGGTGGTGCAGTTGGTACTGTAAATTCGATTGCAATGACTTCGACTGATTTTACGGTTTCTGGTTCTCCTGTTACTTCATCAGGAACAATAGTTGCCAACCTTGCAACTACTGGTGTTTCATCAGGAACATATGGTTCGTCAACACAAATACCGATTATTACAGTCAATGCAAAAGGTCAACTAACAAACGCAACAACAGCAGCTATTTCAATTCCAACGCAAGGATTGACATCCGTAGGTATTCTTTCGTCTAGTTTAACTGTTACTAATTCACCAAGAACAACCAACGGAAACATTACGGTTGAAACAGGCCCAACGGGAGTGGCAACTGGTGTATATGGAAGCAATTCATCGATTCCCCAAATAACTATTGGTTCTGATGGAAGAATAACTTCTGCTGTAAATTTACCAGTTGGTACTCCCGGCAGCGGTATAGGTACAGTAACTTCAGTTGGTTTAACTTCTTCAACATTAGCTGTATCATCACAAACAGTTACAACGGATGGTTTTCTTTCAGTAGATCTTACAGCATCTGGAGTTTTATCTGGAGTATATGGTAACTCTATAACTATTCCTGTTGTTACCGTGAATTCATTTGGTCAAATTACAAATATAAGTACGACTCCGATTAATCCTCTACCTTCTTCGACAAAAGATATTGGTGGAAATTCAATTGATGACACTCCATTATATTTGCTTGAAGGTGATAACACTCAGATCGAAGTTTATCCTAATTCCACATATGTTTTTGTTGCGTTGATTGCTGCAAGACAGGTTGGAGCAACTGATAATAGTGCAGCATTCAAAATTGAAGGGTGTATTGATCGAGGTGTTTTGGCTTCTACTACAGCTATGGTAGGAAGTCCAATTTACACTACTATTGCCCAAGATAATTCTTGGACTATAGTTGTAGAAGCTGATCCTATTGATGGTGCATTAAGCTTTATTGCTACTGGTGAAAATGGAATGGAAGTTGATTGGTGTGGTCAAGTAAATCTATTGATTTGCACTAATGAAGCACCAGCCCCAACTCCTACCCCGACTCCTACCCCTACACCTACACCAACACCAACGCCAACTCCTACACCAAGCCCAACGCCTACACCTACGCCTACACCCACACCCACACCCACACCCACACCTACGCCTACACCCACACCCACACCCACACCCACACCTACGCCCACACCCACACCCACACCCACACCCACACCTACGCCTACACCCACACCCACACCCACACCTACGCCTACGCCTACACCCACACCCACACCCACACCCACACCTACGCCTACACCCACACCCACACCCACACCTACGCCTACGCCTACACCCACACCCACACCCACACCTACACCAACGCCATTTATATATGTTAGTCAATCTGGTGGTGGCGGTAGTTATTCTGGAACTGGTGGAAGTTCTGGCGATCCGCTTCAAGGAACTTTAAATTACGATACCGTAACAGGTTCAGCAACATTGCAATTTACAATTAATACATCTGGTACGCTTTATTATTATTATTCTACTTCAGATATTATGGGTATGGGTGGTGTATCTGGTGATTTATCTATTAATAGTGTTAGTATGGGTTCTATTTCTGGATCATCTAACAATAGTGGTTCTATAGCTGTTTTATCTAGTCAACCAATATCCTTCATTTTTAACAGTTATAATTCAATGTCATCTTATTTCTTTAGTGTTTACATTGTTTAAGAGGTATTTATGCCAATAAAAATCAATAACAAGACAGATGTAAATCAAATATCTTTAGGCGAAATTGTAATCGTTGAAAGTAAAGGCGAAGGTACGGAATATGTTTCTATAAAAGCTCCAGCATTATCAACATCATTAAATTTAGTTCTTCCTGATTCAAATGGAACTAGTGGTCAAGTTCTTTCAACCGATGGTTCTGGAAATCTATCTTGGGTATCAGATTCAACTGCTGGTGTTTCTTCTATTGCTGCTGGTACAGGAATTAGCGTAGACAATTCAACTGGTAATGTTACAATAAGTTCCGCTGTTTCATTGGAATTGCTATCAGATACACAAATTGTTAGCAAACAAAATGGCGAACTTTTAAAATATGTTTCTTCTAGTGATAAGTGGATTAATTCTAATGTTCTTGACGGCGGAAATTTTTAAGGAGTTTTTTTCATGTCTAATACAATTCGCATTAAAAGAAGGTCTTCTAGTGGTGCTGCTGGCTCCCCTGCAAATTTAAGTCCTGCTGAACTTGCTTATAATGAAAACGATAATATTTTATATTATGGTTTTGGAGATACTGGCGGAGTTGCATCTTCTATTATTTCAATAGCTGGTTCTGGTGCGTTTATGACCACCGGAACAACTCAAACAATATCCGCAGCAAAAACATTTTCTAACATTACTATTACTGGCGGTTCTATCTCTGGAATCACCGATCTTGCTGTTGCAGATGGTGGTACTGGAGCATCAACTGCACCAGATGCAAGAACAAATCTTGGTGCTGCTGCTTCTGGAGCAAATTCAGATATAACTTCTATCACCGGATTAACAACTGCACTTACCGTTACTCAAGGCGGTACAGGAGCAACAACAGCATCATCTGCACGAACAAACCTTCTACCGTCCTATTCTGGGAATGCAGGAAAAGTTGTTGCAGTTAATGGTTCAGGAACAGATATTGAATATGTAGCAGCATCTACTGGATCTGTGACAAGTGTTTCTGCAACTGTTCCAACTTCAATTCTTTCTGTTTCTGGTTCACCTATTACAACGAGCGGTACTCTTGCTCTTTCACTAGCAACGCAAACCGCAAACTATGTTTGGTCAGGCCCAACTACTGGTGCTGCATCAACACCAACTTTTCGTGCATTGGTTGCTGCTGATATTCCAGCACTAAGTTATTTGCCTACTTCTGGAGGTACAGTATCTGGTTCGGTAATAGTTACCGGAAACTTGGAAGTTCAGGGAACTACGACTACTATTAGCTCTACTACACTTACTGTGGCAGATAAGAATATTCAGCTTGCGTTTGGTTCTACCACCGAAGGCGGTGCAAATGGTGGTGGTATTACCCTTGCGGGTCTTACAGATCACACGATTTTGTATACTGCTTCTGGAAGTACATGGGATTTTTCAGAACATATAAATTTAGCTAGCGGGAAATCATTTAAAATCAACGGAACTACCGTATTATCTGCAACTGTTCTTGATGGTGTGGTTGTCGATGGGGGTACTTTTTGATGGCTAATACCATTAAACCAAAGCGATCTTACACGGCTTCCAATACTCCTACATTAGCTAGTGGAGAAGTAGGTGTTAATGCAGCAGATGGTAAGATATGGATTGGAAATGCTGCTGGAAATGCGAATGTATTAGTTTCTTCTTTAGCGTTTTCTGATCATACTGGAACAGTATCTAACACTCAGTTAAGCACAACTGCTGTTACTGCTGGTTCGTACACAAACAGTAATATTACTGTCAATGCCCAAGGAAGAATAACTGCTGCATCTAGTGGAACTGCATCTGGAACAGTAACATCGATTGCAACAACTTCGCCAATTACTGGTGGAACGATAACTTCAACAGGAACGATTGGCATTAACGCAGCAAGTGCAAACACCGCTTCTTTTGTAGTACAAAGAGATGCTTCTGGAAATTTTTCCGCTGGTACAATTACTGCAACATTATCTGGTAACGCATCAACCGCAACATCTGCAACA